CCAAATATAATACAATCCTCCACCTCTCCATGGTGGGCCTTAAGGTCATAGAGATATTCTCTCCTGATCTGTGCGTAAGTCACAGGAATGTTTGCATTTAGGTAAGCCATCTCTCATAAAATTTCTAGTTCACTAAAAAATAAATGACAATAATCACTACCACAATAGCGGTAGCTATTTTTGGATTAGCTTTTGCTAATGCCCAAACTTGTTTTACTTTTTCCATGTTTCCTCCTAATCATGAATGTCTCCCCAAGTTTTACCCGATTCATAATCGACTTTATTTGGGATTTCTAGTTTAACAGCATTTTCCATAATCTCAATTATTTTCTTAGGCTCTTTATCAGATTCTATAGAAATATCTAGTTCGTCATGAATTTGAATATGGGGTATAATATTTTCTTTATGCAACTCTAGCATACATTTTTTAGTCATATCAGCTGCTGATCCCTGAATTAATTTATTAAGGGCTTTGTAGGTATAAGCTCGTTTTATCCCTGGTCCGTGTTCCCTGAGCGCTTCGCTATGGGATAATGCTTTATGCATACCGAATTGATTGGGCTCCCATAGATGAAAACGACAAAGTCTTCCAAGAAGTGTTCGAATCTGTCCATGTTCCTGAGCACGATTCGATGCAACATTCATTAACTGTTTTACAAATGGAACCTTAGCGTGATACTGATCAAAAAGTTCTTTAGCTTTTTCCTTGGAGATTCCAAGTTCAGCTTGGAGTTTATTTTTTCCCATACCGTAAAATAGACCAAGATTAATGGTCTTTGCTTGAGTTCTAGGAATTTCTGCCATCTCTGCTACAATTTTATGAAAATCTGTGTCTGGATTATTTTGATAAGAATCGACAACATTATAAACGGATGGAAATTTATAGAGTGATGCATAATGCACAACAAGTCTAGGTTCCTGTTGTGAATAATCAAAACATCCCCATGTACAATTTTCCTCTGGTATAAATAAACCTCTGATTAAAGGTCCGAGATCCTTGTTCCGTGCTGGAATCTGTTGTAAATTTGGATTCCGGTACGAAAATCTTCCTGTAACCGTTCCTCCACTATCTCCTCGGATTTGATTAATATCAGCATGTATTCTGCCTTTATGTTCGTAGTTAATAATCGTATCGATAAATGTAGTATGGGCCTTGTTTACTTCTCTAGCTTTTGCTATCTTTTGAACTAGAGGATGTTTATGTTCGGAAAGGAAATTTTTTGTAAATGACGGAGCCTTCGTTTTTTCCGTTCGTTCATAAGGCAATTTCAATTTGTCAAAAACTTTGGCAATGGATCGTGCTGCCCATATTTGAGGCTCTATCTGTGTTTCTTTTTTTATTTCTAGCAGGAGCTCTTTTTCTTGTTCTTCTAATTGTTGCTTTAATTTGTGAGCTTGTGGAACGTCTACTCGCACGCCTTTGAATCTCATATCAACTAGACAAGGAAATAATTCGGTTTCTAAATTAAAAATACTTTCTACATCCTGATTTGATATTTCTCTTTTTAGAAGTTGCCATAGTTCCAAAGTAAGAGAAGCATCTCGCTCAGCATACTCTCCAACAAAAGTTGCTGGAAGTTTCCACAGTTCTGCTTTAGGATCTACACCCCAATCTTTTGCAGCTTCATTTAATGTGGATTCATTTTTTCCGTAGCCTAAATAATCCCAACTTAAAGAATTTAAATCATATCGATATCTATTCTCATTAACTAGAGAAGCTGCGATCATGGTATCAGTGATTAAGCCATTGATTTTTATACCCATTCTTCGTATCCAGCAGACATCGTACATGGCATTATGAAAAATTTTAGTTGCCTCTGTCGACATAGTATCTTTAAACCAGGACAAAACTTTTTTCCGGTTCATATTAGGATTAGTTCCGTGCGCGATTGGAAAATACCAAGCATTATCTTTTACAGCTACTGCTATTCCTACTACTTCGCCGTTACCAATGATTGAACCTGATCCCTTGTTTTTTAGATCAGGATCTCTGGTTTCAAGATCCACTGCAATTTCTGAATATTTAGATAAGTCAGGACACTTTGATGGTGTAGTCCATTCTTTTTGAGCTTCAAATTTAGGAATAATCATTAAGAATAATCTCTTTCAATAATCATATCAATGAAATGTTTAGCTTTTTCCAAGTCTTCCTTTCCTCCTTTATATGGATGCCTGCAAATATATTTAATAACACTTCCTTCAGGGAATAGCAACTTGTTTTCAATTACAAATTTGCTCGGCTGAATTTTCATTTTTTTATAGTGAGTTCCACCAATTTGTTTATTGTATACGCTCATGAAGTCTCCAATAGAATTAAACAAAATAGAAAAGTATATAGACAAATAACTGTTATTGTTGTGACACTGTTCATTCTTGATAACCATATCTTTCTATTTTTGCCTTTAATAAATATAAATTTTGTTTTGCTCGTGTTGCACCAACATAAAAAATCCTGTGTTCCTCGTACTGTTTCTCAAGACTATTTGCCATAGAATTTCTTATCTTACTTGTATTATCTAATGCTAGAATTACATTCATCGCTTCTCCGCCTTTAGTAACATGAATAGTTTGTAATTTAATTCTAGCAGGAAGACTTAATTTTTCTCCACTACTGAGCATGGTTCTTATATATAATTTCTCGTTAGCATTAGCTTCTGTAAACATGTCAAACCATACACCTCCTCTGCTAAATCCAGCGTCTTCTATGCTTATCAATTTCTTTTTTTCAAATGATTTTTCGTTAAAATCGAAATCCAGATAATCAAAAATATCTTTACATTCTGGCAATGTTATGGATTCTCCTTTACTCCACCGAGTCCAACTTAAAATGCTTTTATATAACCGTACATCGTAACTCTTGCCTTTTTTAGTTTCGTAATATAGATTTTTATCCCTTAATTCCTTTTCAATTTTGAGTATTTTTGAATTTGTTCTTGCCAAAATTAACCAATTATCTTTAAATAGGTTCACATTATCTAATGAATAGATAGCTTCTTGGTGTCCTTTTATGATATTTTTTTCTTTATCTTTTCGAGGTTCCCATGTTTTATCAATTCGTTTATTTTCTGGAATACGTGAAATCCATTTATTAGCAATTTTCTGAACCGCTTGAGGAACCCTGCGAGATTCATCGAGAAATTCATTGTCTGCAGGTTCATTAATAAATCTATTAACATCTGCTCCGGCCCAGGCAAAAATAGCTTGATCATCATCACCCGCCATAAAAATACTATTGGTTTTTGTTTTTAATATGTTAAACATTTTCCATTGAATTGGAGATAGATCCTGAGCTTCATCAATAAAGATTACATCAAATGTGGGAGATTTATAAGATTCTTTTATAAATTTATTAATCATATCTGTGTAGTCAATTAAATTATTTTTTTGTTTATAATTTTGAAGGTTAATATCAATATGCTTCAAAATTTGATAGTCAATTTTTCTAGAATACTCATTAGTATTGAATTCTGTTTCAACCAAAATATCCTTGACCCTTGATTTATTAATAAGTTGAAAATATTCCGAGTCACAGGTTAAATAGCCATTACTTTCCATATCATCATATTTTGTATATTTTACACGAACATTTGTAAGTCTACCAATATCCTCATAATGCTCTGGTTGCATTACACGGTCCTCAGTTAAACCTAGAACGTGAAAAGAAAAAGAATGCAAAGTTTGAAAAAATTTTAAATCTTTCTTTTTAAGATTAAATGAAACATCTTTAAATTCTTTGTTTTCAAGAAAAGTATCTCTTGCGTTATAGGCCGCTTTTTTAGTGAATGCAAAGTATCCTATACGATTCAGTGGAGTTCCTTTTTTTATGTAGTCTCTTACATAATTGAGTAAAGTAAAAGTTTTACCGGTTCCTGGTGGACCCAATACTTTTATTTTTTTCATTATATGATGTCTTTTCTCGACTTAATAGAAACTATGTCTTCATCAAGATCAGGTTCTTCAAAAATTGATTGTAGGACACAGACCACATCAAGTGGTTCATAAGATTTTTCTTCCTTTTTTTTCTTGGGAAATCTTTTTCTAGTAAATTTTCCTTTAATCTTTTCAATATTTTCAATCATCCATCCCGTTCGATCTTGTTTTATTTTCCATTCTTTACTTTTAAGAAAATTATAAAATGGATCGAATCTAAAGTATGCATATTCTTCATCGAAAAGAGTAGCTCCACTTTTAAAAGCAGTATATGTTGTTGCTTGTGGTCCATTTATATATTCTTTCATACAAATAAATAATTGGTCCTCGGGACTTGTTCCTTTTGGAGGATCTAATTCCTTTTGAGTAGAAAATAAAATATCTAACACCTCTTGATAGGCGACATCTTTTACACGTGGCGGAATAAATCCTGCATAAATTCCAATAATATTTCTTACTTTTCTTTGATCTGTGATCCATTCAATAGACTTTGCATGTACTGGTTTAATTTT